AGCAAGAACGAGAAAAGTTTTTAAGAGAGCAAATGAATGGAGAACTTGCAAAGCAAAATGCTGCTCTTGCAGCAGGCAGCGACCTTAGCCAAACAGGTAAAAAGAGATACACTGAAGATCAAGCACTAGCCGAAGCATATGGTGATGGTACCGATGCAAACCCAGGGTACACCATGGACAAGAATGGACACTTACTATTTGATCCAGAACTAGATGAGAACGGCAAGAAGCAACCAACAACCATGACTGAAAAGCAAATTAAAAAGAAGAAGCGTGGTATGCGTAGAGAAAAGGTTGGTAAGTATTCTGGTAAGGCCACTGGCGTACTAGGTATGGCAACGATGGCAGCAGGAGCCATGGGAGCGCCACCACAGGTAACAGCGGCATTAGGTACAGCAACAACTGTTGCACAATTTGCTCCAATGCTTGCTGGTATGGGCCCCGTCGGTTGGGCTGCAGCAGGAATTATGGCAGTCGGTGCTGGGGCATATGCACTAAATAAACACTTTGGAGATATGGCAAAGGCTGCAGCAAAGTTTGTAATTGAAACATCTGCCACAAGAGAAAGCATGAAAAAGATGGGAGAACTAACTGGTAAAGTTGGTGCCTCTCAGATTATGGATAGAAGAAGGCAGGGCTCTCAGTATAACAAATATAACGAAGAGTATAAAACACCAAGCACATTTGGTAAAAAGTTTATGGGCTCAGATCTTGGAAAAGATACAAAGAAAACATTTAAGAAAAATATTGAAAAATTTGGAGAACAAAAAGCCGTTGACGATCTTGCATTAAAGTTAGCAACACAGGTAGCAGATGGTGTATTGACTGGAGATCAGGCAGACAGTATTGCTCAAGCCCTAGGAATTTCACTAAGTAAGCAAAGCATTGGAGTTCAATTAATTGGACAGATGAAAACCATAATTGGTCCAAATGGAGAAAATCTAAAAAAAGAACCAGTAAAAGCAAGACTTCAGTTATTGGCAAATGCTACTAATCGAAGCGCCAATGCTCGCCGAGCATCAGAATCTAAAGATGCATCATTTACTCAAAGAAGAAAAGATATTGCTGCCCTTGCAGCATACAATATAAACAATGTTGAAATGGCAAGCATGTTGGCCGACCAGGTTGCCATGGAGTATGAAACACAAAAGAAAAAATTAGAAACAGAGATCGCATCAACTACAAATTTAGAGAAAAAACTAAAACTACAGACTGAACTTGGTATACTAAAGGACAAAGAAGAAGTTGATACACAGGTAATGAACAATGCTATAGTTAACCAAATATTTGCAGCCCAAGCAGATTTTAAGAAAAACTATAGCAGTTTATCATTTGGTTCTGGGTCACAAAAAGAAGATGCATTTTTTGATTCATCAAGATCAGTTGTTCAAAATGCATACAAAGGAACAGGAGAAGAAAAGGCCTCAAAGGATTTCTTAAATAGAACAGAATCCTTTGGAAATCTTGGATCCACTGACAAAGAAACTGGCCTATTTAAATCAAATGGTCTTACTGGACAATTTGAGGCACAAGAACTACAGGCAACTATGGAACTTCTTGTTGGAGGAAAGGTTCTTTCTCCTACTGAAGCAAACTCAATGCTTGACTTATTTGGATCAAGACTTGGAGAACTAACTCAGGTTCTTACTCTTTCACTTAAAGAACATGGAACTGGTAAAACAAAAGAATTGTTTAACATGTTTACACAGTTTAAAGATAAGGACTTAGGGGCAGATCTTGTTAGGTATGTTGTTTTAAATAAAAAAGACCCAGCAAAGTTTGATGCAATCATGGAGACTATCTCAAACCTTAAGTCTTTAGATGGACTGGCAATAGATATGGAACTTTTATTAAAGGGCGGTGGACCAGTATTAGAAGAGATAGCAAGAAGAATGGAGGCTATTGAAGGAATTAAAGCAGATTTAGAAAAACAAGATAAAGCAGACAAAAAATCTGGTAAAAAACCACCAAAAACGGAAGAAGAAAAAGCAAAAGCAAAAGAGACAGCAGCAAAGGATATCTTGGATAGAGCAGCCAAGGCTGATCCTGCAACAACGAATGCATTTGAAGCACTTAAAAACAACAAAGAGGCCATGGCAGAATTTGTTGAGATGTCAAGAGAAGCACAATTAGAGTATGTACAAGATCTGGTTGCAGTATACGCACAGCAGAATACTATAACAGACGAACAACTTGAGGCACAAAGAGATTCTTGGGTCAACCTACAACTTATGACTAGCGAAGATACAAGAATGCTAGACAGAAAATCAAAAGAATATATTAAGGCAAAGAAAGAATTTGAAAGGCTGTATGGTCTTAAAACTTCAGGAGACAGATCAGTAGATCTTCTTCCAAGAATAGTTAAAAGCCCAATAGTAATTAATGATGCAAATGGAGATGGCATAGAAGATGGTAAACCAGAAAGAGATACAACATATGATGAATTAAATAAGCGTCTTAGAAATGTTCGTAACTCCGCTATTGATGCAGCAGGAGGAATGAAAGAACTTCAAAGAGCAATTGCAGCAACAGGAAGTAAGGCTATTGGAAATAAGTTTAAGGGCCTTGAGCAACAGTTGATACAGATGGGTCAGACCAGTCAGTTTACAGATTATCTTGCTGGACTTGACACAAAAGAGTTAAAGAAGTTTGCCTATACTGCAACCGCTGCTGATGTAAAAAAGAAAAAGGGCAAGCAAAAATATACTCAGGTAGATCCTGAAACTGGAAAGATGGTTACAAAGTACCAAAAGTTTAAGGCAGGAGACACTGTTCTTACCCAAGCGGGTAGAGACATGGAGCAAGGATATAAGAAGGCTATTATTGGAGACTACAATAAAGCACAACTTCAGTCTGTAACATTAGCAAAGCAAGAAATTGCAGCAAGAGGAAAACTACTTGCACTAGGATATGATGAACTAGATATTCAAACAATGCTTGCAGATGAAAACTACAAGACTCTTATTGCTACAGGTAAAGTAACAGAAGCGGAACTAAAGACAAATGCTGCGCTAACAAAGCAAGCAAGAATTAGAAATCAAATTAATGGAGCCGTTGCTGGACAAAAGGATTTACAGAAGACTACAGACAACCAAAAGAGAATTCCAGAAGTTGTAGCAATGATGCAACAAGGTGGAATGAGCGCAGAAGCAATTCGTGCAGCCATCACCGACCCAGGAATGCTAGATACATTGATTAACGGTATGGACAACTTTGCTACTCTTGCAAAAGATGCTCAAGATGAATTTAATCATTTGCTTTCACAGATCCAAGACATACCAGAAAGAAAAATTATTGAAATTGTATTTACTCAAACAAGAGAAGAAAAAATAATGAATGCAGCAACTGCTGCAGCAGAAATGTTTGATGCCTACAAGATGATTGACGAAAACACACTAACAAATTCTCAGGGTAATACATTTGCTGGTCTTCAAGTTATGATGGAAGATCTAAACAATCAATCTAAGATTGCACAGAATGCTATTAATTTAACTCAATCTAAGATTGATGATATGCAAAAGGATGTTGATGCAGATCAAAGAAAAATTGAAACAGACTTTACTAGACCAATTGAAAAGAAGCAAAGAGAGATAGAGAAGTTAACAAGAAGCGCAGAAATTAACTTTACTAGACCAATCCAAGCATTACAAGAAAGATCTTCGGTCCTATCCCATGACTTAGATGTTATGAATAAGGCTGCTGAAGCAATCAATGAGAAATATGATAAACAGCAAGAGGCTCTTACAAAAGTTGCAGAAATCAATCAGCAAATTATTAGTCAGCAGCAACAGCAACTTGGTTTGGCAGATGCTCTTTCCCAAGGAGATATTTCAGCAGCAGCAAAAGCAGTTCAAGATATGCGAGCATCTAATGCAGCAAACTATGCAACCAGTGCACAAGATGCTTTACAAAAATCAAGAGAAAATGAAGTTGGTAATCTTCGTGGTGGAGTAAGCGGAAAGACTCAGAAAGAAATTGAGGCAGAGCAGTGGGATATCAGTCAGAAGACTTACGACCTAGAACTCAAAAAGGCTGCGGTAGATAAAGAAATTCTCAAAATACAAGATGATATATACAATCTAGAACAGTCTAGACAAGTAGCACTTGATGCAATTCAAGTTAAGACAGATGCAATTGCAAAACTTACTTTTGGTACACTACTAGATGAACAGAATGCACTCAAAGCAATTCAAGACAAGATTCTTCCACTGCAATCACAAAGCGATTTGTTAGCAGCACAAATAACTGCAAATGACAGAAATAGAATTATTCAAGAAAAGACTAGAGCAGAGTGGGATCTTACATACAAGGCAGCAGATGCAGCAGCAAAACTTGCAAAGGGAGATCTTGCTTTAGCACTTGCAAATATTAATACAGTATCTGGAACAATAAAGGGTGCATGGGATGCTATTAAAAAAGCCTATGATGATATTAAAGATAAGTCTGTGACTCTAACAACTCATATGGTCACTACTTACGGAACAGCACTTGGTTTGCCAGACCCTAATGCAGGTAAAAAACCAACTCCAGAAGAAATAGCAGGATTGGACAAATCACTTAAGGGCAAAGACGATGGAGATAATGCTTCGCTTGGTTTTTATAATGGAGATGGCTTATTAAATGATGGAGATAAGGGAACTACTGTTTCAGACCAGGCACGAGCAGATGCACTTGCAAGACTAAATTGGAGAGCATGGGACAGAGAGGCTTCTGGTGGACTAATTAAGCCAAGACGATTTGCAATCGGTGGTACTGTAATAGGAACAGACACTGTACCAGCAATGTTAACTCCAGGGGAATTTGTAATGAGCAAGTATGCTGTCAATAGTTATGGAACTGAAACAATGAAGGGCATAAATAGTGGATCGCAGCAACTTGGATCAGTGTATAATTATGATTTGACAGTAAATGTTAGGTCTGATGCGAATCCAAACGAAATAGCAAATACAGTAATGTCTAAGATTAGACAAATCGATTCTATGAAATTAAGAGGTAATAACTTATAATGGCTACTAACCCAACGGCTGCACAGTATATGGCAGGAAGAAAAAAGTATGGAAGACCACAAGCAATGCTCTGGTCAGAGAATTCTGGCACCTTATCAAATAGCCTTTATTTGCCTAACGGATACGAGGTGGGAGCCCAGCCTGCAACGGCAGTTGATCAGTCATTGTTGGATCAATTCTTAATCTTATCAGATGACAATAGAGGAGAAATATCTATTGATACAAACAGAATTGAAAAGCGTGAAAGAATGATTAATGGAAGAATGAGATCTTATCATGTGGCTGATAAGTTAAAAATTTCAACGAACTGGAACATGCTTCCATCTAGAGCATTCGCACTATCTCCAGACTTTAATTCTGTAACTGGAAAATCAGATTATACTGGTTACTCTGGCAAACCTTCATCTGTTGATATGCAATATACAACAGACGGAGGAGCAGGTGGAGTTGATATGCTTGACTGGTATGAGAATCACCAGGGATCTTTCTGGGTATACCTTTCATACGACAAGCATTCTAATTTTGGTAAAGATGATGCAGCCTACGGACACCTAGGGCAGTACAATCAAGTTATTGAAATGTTCTTATCTTCATTTCAGTACACAGTTGTAAAACGTGGAAACTCTAATTATGATTTTTGGAATATATCAGTAACACTGGAAGAGGCATAGAATGTTCCAGAATGATGAATTAAAAAATCATCTAGAAACCTCTTCTGTAATTAGAACACAGTCTGCGGTTATTGCTGAATGGAATATGAACATTCCAAACAACATAAAGAAAATTGGCAACTATAGATATAGACCAGCAGAGCCAGAATCAGTTTATTACAGTTTGATTAATAGTTTTGATAATAATGAGACAGAAGAAACTGCTGTAAAGTTTTATTACGGTGCCACAGATGCTGACATAAAAATTGATGGTGGGGTAGACGACTTAAATCAGCCAATGTTTTTAACTCCTAAAAAAGAAAAAGTAAAACTATTTTATTCTTTAGAAGACTGCTTTGGTAAATTTAGACCAAGATCTGGAATTAACAAGGCTCAGTACTTTTCTAAGTCATATCTACATCACGCAAACTCAAGTATGTGTGATAGACCAAGATACTATATGCCAGACAAAGGAGACACTTTTAAATACTGGTCATCCTATAGAACTGAAGGTGGATCTGAATATGGTATATCAAACAAAGTTATAAATGGTCAAAACTATATACAAGATACAGCCCCATTTATTGTTTATGAAAATTCAATTCCATCAAATAGAATTGTTGTAAAAATGCAAACGCATATTGGATCAGTAGACCTTGGTCCATTTTCTAACTCTGCTGGATCTTTTGTTGATCCATTGTTTGGCAACTCTAATAAAAAAACTCCATTAAAATGGAAGATTCAAGTATTAAAAAATAATAATTGGATAGATGCAAAATCATTTACAGCAGCATCTACAAAAAAAGACGGGACCCCACTAATTTCCAATGATGGATATGTTGAACTATCATATGGCCTAATAGTACCAGAGAGATATAGAAGTTCATTCATTAAAGCAGAAGAGTACTCGTCTATTGATTTTCTACCAGCAAAAAATATAAAAGGATATGCTTATCTAATTAAAGCAAATGACTCAGATCTTGGCGTTTACCATATATGGTTTGAGAATAAATATGAAACCTTTGTTCCAAAATACGGTTGGGATATTTCTGAAGAAGAAACAAATAGGCTTTCTAACTTTGTTACGGACCTAACATCACCAGTAAAGTTTACCAACTCTTCAGATGGATTAAATACATACAGAGAGTTTGATTATATAGATGGCCTTAGAATTGTTGTAGACACAATGACAAGGTCAGACTCGGTATTTGATCTTATTGAACTTTCTCCAAGATTAGCAGTAGACCTTTCTACAAAAACAACTGATTTTTCAATAACAAAAACAGCATCAGATCTTGGAATTTCTGGTTTGCCTGTTGGTCAATTATTGGCTTCTAACGGAAGCCTTAGACTTTTTGACTATGACCAAGCATTCAACTTAAACAATAAAAACAGTATAATTAAAAATTATATAACAAAAAATATACAAATAAAAATGTATGAAGTTGTTATTAATGTTGACGGATATGACTATTTTGTTCCAATGAAAACAATGTACACAGAAGGATTTCCAGAATCAAACACAGACGACAGACAAGTATCTTTAAAACTAAGAGATATGTTTTCTTATTTTGAATCATTAACTGCACCGCAAACTTTAGCAACTAATGCATCTTTAACATCTGCTGTATCAATGCTATTAGACTCTATCGGATTTTCTAATTATGTATTTAAAAGAACAGTTGGAGAAAAAGATCCAATTATCCCTTACTTCTTTATACCACCAGACCAAACAGTAGCACAGATACTAAATGAACTGGCAGTATCAACGCAGACCGCCATGTTCTTTGATGAGTATAACAACTTTGTCATGATGAGCAAAAATTATATATTGCCTGAAGAAAGTCAAAGAACAACAGACTTTGTTTTGTCTGGATCAAAAGACTCAGTTGACGATGGAGTAGTAGAAAACAAAATAACTAAAACTAAACTTGCGAACATTATTTCTATATCTTCTCAAAACAGTGATATCTTTAATGATGGAAGCATTAACTATAAAACAAGATATATACAAAAAACTTATGGCTCTATTAAGCAAGCAAGCGTAATTGATAAAGAAAAAACCTGGATATACAAGCCAGCACTTCTTTGGGAAGTTGCGGGAGATCAAAATACAAAATCAATTAATGATCAGGCAAAAAATCAGTCAAGTTACGTTCTTGGTGCAATACCAATGAACTCTAACCTTTCATCTTCTGAGCCTTCAGTTATAAATAATGTAGTAGTAAACAACACTATGGATCTTGGAGAAGGAGTCTATTGGCTTTCAAGATACAATGGATATTTTTATTCTAATTCAGAGATAATAAAATACGATGCAGTTGAATACAGTGTAACTGGATATGGGAATGTTTGGATAAATGATGTTCTTGAGTATCAGAACTATTTTTCAAAACTAGGGCATAACGGAAAGATATATCCAACAGGGCTTGTTAGAATTTATTCTGTTCCTAATTACCAAACAGTTGGTGGTGTTGTTAAGTTAAAAAATGGAGCAGTATCAAAACACGGAAGAGGACAGTTTGGAACTCCAGTAGTAGAGCATGTTGCTGGACTAAACCCATACTGGACATCAAACGAATCAGTACGTGGCTGCAGCATGAGATCAGAACTGCTGTTTAGCCTTGCAGACCCAACATCTATTGATGCTCAAACAGAGTCATTAACATTGGACACATTGGCAGCGGGAGTTAACAACACATTAGCACAAAAGACGGTCAGAACGGGCATAATAAAAAACTTTCTTTCACAGTACTATGGAACAGAAACAGACATCAATAGACTACTAACAACACAAAGTGGAACAATACAATCATCTGCGTTTATTCTTAATGGCCCATCCTTTACTACTACTGACAAGGGTATTGACTTTGTATCTTACGTACATAAAAAGTTAACCAACAAGTATAAACATTTTGGAACAAGAATGAGAATTGTTGGAAAAATTGAAAACAATACAAACCGTGGGCAAACTCCTATTGGAAGTGATACTTACTTTGTTGTAACTGGTAACTCTCCAGATCAAAACATTAATATTAGTGCAGGATCTGGTGGCCTTGCAGTAATGCTTAATCCAGAAACAAACGTTGGTTACTATTTTGAAATTTTGGCTTTAACTGAAAACAATATTAATAGTTATAGCGACTCAGCACAAAACTTAGACAATGTTCTTTTTTATAAAGTAATGAGAGACTCAGCAACATCTAAGGCTATACCAGTCAAACTCTGGGGCGGACTAACAAACATTATTGTTGATGATGGTAAGTTTACTGGTCAATCAAGAATGGTTGGAGAAGAAAATCCAACTGTGTATGATTTGGCTGTAGAGTATCAAAATGTTGGAAACATAAGAAGATTTTTCCTTTACATAAATAACAGGCTAGTTGCAACAGTTGATGACAAAGAACCGCTTCCAGTTTATAACAATATGGCAATGTTTGTTAGAGGTTCTGCAAGATGTATGTTTGAAAACCTATATGCACTTACAAATAACTATACTCAAAATACTACCTTTGCATTAGATACACCAGTGATGTCTGCTGTAGATGATCAAGAGATTGATGCCAATGAGTCATTTAGGAAGTACGCAATGAGTGGAATAGTCCAGTCAACATATCTTTCAGGAATAAGTCCGTCGGAACCACCAGCATACAGTATGTACTTTGAAGAGTTTGGATCAATTATGAGAGAGGCAGCATATTTTAATGTAAGATATGACAAGGCTTATCCAGCACTCTATGCAAAATTATCACCAACCTTTAATAGAATTAAGGGGTACACAGTGTCTGGATTTAGAGCAGGCTCTTATGGTGCAGAGTTTTTAATATTTAACGCTACAGACACAGCACTTAGCCTAGATGAAACAACTGGAAACTACTTAAGAATTCAGGGAGTAACTTTCACTCAAGAGTCTCAGCATCAGTTAACTATGGATGAGTTCTTTAATAAAAACAGTGACTTTTCTAATCCAAATATATCTGGCTCAAACCTAATCAAATCACCAATAAAATACGACAATGATTTTAAAGACATCAAGGTTAGTAGAATGACATATGGCAAAAAAGATTTTTCTTTAGAAACACCATACATACAAACTCAAGACGACGCAAACAGTTTAATGGAGTGGATTGTAAATAAGGTGGTTAAGCCTAGAAGGTCTATTGGCTTAAAAATATTTGCTATTCCAACACTTCAACTTGGAGATATTGTGACTGTTGACTACACAGACAGTCTTGGTGTTAACCAAGTATCAGACCCTAAAGATCGATTTGTAGTATATAATATAAGTTATGCTAAAAGTTCAGAGGGGCCAGATATGACTGTTTATTTGAGTGAGGTTTAAGATGGTTGACGCATTACCAAACCTACCAGCCCCAACCCCTTCATCGGCATCCACTGGCGTCCTAGCAGCATCAAAAGACATCATACTCATAACCGATGAGTCTATGCCAATTGAGGTCATGACAGATCTAATTTTTGAGGATATCGGGGGCCAGGAAATAATAAATATATCAAGATCAGATATTATTAATGGCCAGAGCGTTATCTATCAGCCAATAAAAAATCTAACAAGTTTAAATTATCAGTATAATCCACAAAATATAATGTCACTACAAGACACATCGGAAAGTTATTTTAAGAAGTTTCCAATAATCTTTGATAAAAAAATACCATCTGTTGGGACAGGCCCTAACGGTGAAACGGTATACATAGAAGAAGAAACTGGAAATCTAATAATAAATGTTATTAATCTAGACGAAGACGAACAAGTAGAGGTTCAGATACTTAATTCTGGATCATTTTATAATGATACAATATATGGGGTGGTACAATGATTACTGATACTGGAAAAAATATTTTAGCAAAATACTTATTGGGGCAGGCGCCAGCCTACGCCTCATACATCGCTCTTGGCTGTGGAGCAAAGCCATTAAATTCCGATGGAACTCTTGGAGACTATTCCAAGAAGGTAAGACTTGACTTTGAGATGTTCCGTGCACCAATCATATCTCGTGGATATGTTTCAGAAGACAATATAACAAAACTTGTATTAACAGCAGAACTTCCCAGCGAAGAAAGATATGAGATAACTGAGGTTGCTGTATTTTCAGCGGGATCAAACACCTCTGCAGGAGCATATGACAGTAAGTCAATATATGCATTCACACAGGATGAAAACTGGGAATTTCACACCTCTACTGCTGCCACATCTATACCTGTTATATATGAGCCTTTGGATGGAGATTTAAAAAACAACGTAATAAATAGAACGCAAAAGGTTTTTCAGACAAACGCAGATAACAGAATTTTTACTAATGAAGAACGAAGACTGAGATATGAAAGATGTAGATTTTTTAACAATATTGTTGTATCAAGAGGAGACGTTTCAACTTTAACAGTAGATGCCGAGAACAACCTAGTTGTAAATCCTACATCAGATCATATACACCTAACTGGAGCAAATCTAGATTTTAACAGAAATGCTCCAACAGATCAGATAAAGTTAGCCTTTACTGTTATTAATAAAAATGGAGAGTCAGACGCTGCACCAGATAATGTTAAGATCCTAGTTGAATTTGCCTCATCAGATATTCACAATACTGGAGAGTGGGCAAGGTTCCAGGTCAATCTTAATAATGGAACTGGAGTAGGACAACATGATTTTATTAATAACAGATATGTTGTTGCAACTAAACAACTCCAAGAACTATACAAAAGTACTGGCTTTACTTGGAGCCAAGTAGATGTTGTTAGAATATATACATGCGTTACTGACAACTCTGCAGTATCTGAAAACTTTTATGTATGCCTAGATGCTATTAGATTAGAAAATACTAGTTCTGCAAATCCACTATATGGAATGACTGGTTATTCGGTTATTAAAAATACTAACGCTGAGCCTATCGTAAAATTATCAAATACAACAAACTATATAGAATTTAGATTTGCATTGGATGTTCGGTAATGGCTAATCCAGATGCTGGAATCAAAAAGGTTATTATTTTAAAGTCTTCATTACCAGCATATAATGGAACCGAACAGGCGTATTTTGTTAGATATAGAATTGTTTCAGAAGACAAAAATAGAACATCTCATTGGTCTGTTCAGAATAAAATTCCTGTATTGCCACAAATTGACAAAACAAAAAATCCACCAGAAGAGGATATTCCAAACTCTATCGAGTTCTCTGGATCTGGGAAATACGTTAATGTTGTTTGGACTCCACCAGCAAGTAATACTTCAGAGTTCTATGTTTATTTAAAGTGGAATAATGAGCCATATAAATATATGGCATCTGTTAGTACAACAACATATTCAGTTGTAAAGCCAGAGTATGCAACTTCTGTTCAGGTAGCAGTTCAGGTTCCAGCCTTTCCAAAGGAACGATTCAGCAGCGCAACTCTGTTTGAAACCGAAATAGTTAGCCTAGTGGTATAATAGTACTATGGCAAAATTACCACTACCAGAGCGAGGCCAACCATTAGATGTTTCTTACATCTATCAGTTGGCGACTGCAATTAATGATCTTGCTTCTCAAATATCACCAGCAGTCTACAAGTACGTAACAATTGATACACCAGGAATTGGAAAGCAAAGCATAAAAGCCTCAGAAGCAAGAATTATTGGTGGGTACATTAACGTTGTTAATAGTTCTACAAGAAGCGCTGGAACAGAAGTTTCATTCTCGTATGACTTTCCAACAGATTTTAAGTATGCACCCATTGCAACGGCAACACCAATCAACGTTGGTGGAACAGATGCTGGTAAAAATGTTTCAGTTGTTTTAAAAACTGTGACCACTTCAAAGGTTGAGGGCATCGTAAGATTTGGTACTACTGGTGATATGTCAGTAGATGTGAATTTAATTATTGTTGGAATACCAAACTAAGAATGATAAAATGCTACAAATGCAGTAGAAGAATGTTTATTGATAGACAGTACAGCAAGGTAGACCACCTTGAAGTATTTTGTATGTACTGTGGATCTAGAAGATTTTTAAATCCACCAACAGCATCACGGGAGGGTCAGTGGCTACTAGAAAAGGAAAAATTGAGAGCGAAGGCTACAATCAGTCCTCTGTAATACCTGGAAACAAAAAGGTGTGGTTTTTAAATGGTGACCTTATAAGGGTTCATCATTTGAACAGATCAAATGGAATAATGTCTGTTTATAATATTACAAAAGATCAAATTGAAAGTTGTTTAATTAGTGATTTTAAAAAGAACCGAGAACGAGCATACACTGTTGGCCAGACTGCTGATTTAGTTAATCGTCATAAAAAATATATGCCATCATTAATGAAACGAGGAATCATTCCTTTCCCAACGGGTTCACAAAAAGGTGGTGCAAGAGGATTTCAAGTTAGATCATATTACTCAGAATCACAGGTAAGAGAGATACGTGATATACTTGCTACGTACCACATTGGTAGACCAAGAAAAGACAAATTAATAACAAATGACATTACTCCCTCACAGCAAGAGTTGACACGGCGCATGGGAGACGGTATAATTACATATACGAAGACAGAAGATGGAAGATTTATTCCAATTTGGAATGAGTCTATTTAACGAAGGGTATGAAATGGAAAACGAAGAGACAAAAGTATCTGTAACATTAGGATACACATTAAACCTTGGGAACTTTCAATCACTAAGACTTGATCTTGGAATCATTGATAGCAAGCGTGACGGAGAAAATACAAACGATGCTTTTGAGCGTGTGTATAAGTTTGTTGAAGATAAATTAACTGAAAAGATTAACGAAGCCAAGTCTGAAATAAACGAGTAATGGCCGAACGCAAAGACCGCATGGCTTTGCTTTCAAGATACAGTAAGTATCATACCGCAAGGTACGAATCAAAGCCATCCCTTAATCTAAATGTAGAACAATGGGCTTCAGACGCTCTAGTTGAATCATATGGTATTTCAGGCTGTTACGATATACTTGAGTATTACTTTAAAGTTGCAGAGAGTCCTTCTTGGAATTACTTTGCATACAATGCAGAAAAAATATTACAGGCACAAAAAGATAAAAAAAGAGACGATGAAGACAGGGCAGAACGCAGACGAATGGCTAAGGAGTGGCTAAGTGAATAATACAGAAGCAAAACTAATTACTGCTGTTCTTGAAGACAAGCAAGTTCACGTATTGCTTCAGGCAAACATTGACAACCTTCTTAGAACACACAATGATGTCTGGAACTTTATCAGAAACTATTTTGAACACAACAAGTCTGTCCCACCAGTATCACTAGTTGTAGAAAAGTTTAGAGATTTTGAACCAATATCTGGAATCGGTGCAACAAAGCACCACCTAGAAGAATTACAAACAGAGTATCTTAATGACAGTCTAAAAGATATTCTTCGCTCTGCTGCTGGAGATGTACAGCAGGGAGAAGGAAACAAGGCTTTAGATAATTTAATTACTCAGACATCAGAATTAAAAAAGAACACATCTGCTATTCGTGATATTGATGTAACAGATCTTGAATCAGCAGTTGCATACTTTGAAAACCTAAAGGTTCAGCAAGCAGCAGGCCATGTTGGCATTAAAACAAACCTTCCAGGTTTTGATAACTATCTTCCTTCTGGAATTATGCCAGGGCAGTTAGGAGTCTTTCTAGCATACCCAGGCATAGGAAAGTCGTGGATGGCCCTATACTTCGCTGTACAGGCCTGGAAACAGGGTAAAACACCCCTTGTCATCTCTCTTGAGATGTCAGAAACAGAAGTTCGTAATCGTGTATTCACAATTATGGGAGAAGGACTTTGGTCACACAGAAAGTTAAGTAATGGTCAGGTTGAGATGGAAACCTTAAGGATGTGGCATGCAAAGCATCTTCAGGGTAAGCCAGAGTTTCATATTATTTCTAACGACCAAGGTGGAGAAATTAACCCATCAGTTCTTCGTGGAAAGATTGATCAGTATAAGCCAGACTTTGTAATCGTTGACTACCTTCAGTTGATGGCTCCTAATCAGAAGTCAGATAATGAAACGGTACGAATGAAGAACCTTTCAAGAGAACTTAAACTAATGGCTATTGGTGAAGAGGTTCCTATTATTGCTATATCATCTGCCACACCAGACGATGTTAATGACCTTAGTTCTGTTCCTACTTTGGGGCAGACTGCTTGGTCTAGACAGATTGCATATGATGCAGACTGGGTTATTGCTCTTGGTAGAGGAACAAATAGTGATATTATTGAATGTGCATTTAGAAAGAACCGTAATGGTTTTATGGGGGATTTCCTAGTGCAGGTTGATTTTGATAAGGGATACTATAGATACAAGGACTATGAAAACAAAGATAACTAGTTATAATATGTATTATGGCAAATTATCATCACAAACCGATCAAGAAGTTCTATCTAGATGGAGTCATCCACGATGAATCTGCTATAGGTAGACTTAGACTAGAATATGTTAGACTTCTAGTCTCTGAGATGAAGTTGTCAGGATATGTTCCAAGGATTGACATTGAACCAGATTTTACGATAGACTATAATGAGAAGAAGAGAAGTTTTCAGTTTGCACTAACAGTGCATGCTATATACGTAGGGAGAAAGAAAAGCGAATGGATAGCAGGGATAGACGGAAACAAACCAATATATACACAAAAGAACAGATCCAACGAGTTCTCGCAGGAGCAGGTATAAGCGTTGAGTCAGAAGTAGACTCCGACTATATTATTTTTTGCCCTTTCCATTCAAATACAAGAACACCAGCAGGAGAAGTTGATAAGTCAACTGGAAAGTTTTTTTGTTTTTCCTGTCAACACATTACTGACCTTGTTGAATTAATAATGCATACTAGCGGTAGAACATATTTTGAGTCAATTAGGTTTATCAAAAATAAAGAGCAAGAGGGAAACTTAGAACAAGAAATTAATAAACAGTTATACAAAAAGCCAGACTTTGTTCCTTTTGATGAGTTAATATTAAAACGTTTATACAATAATTTGCTTTTATCAGAAAGAGCAAAAGATTATTTTAATTATAGAAAACTTGAAGCATCATCTTGGTCAAAATTTTCTTTAGGCTATTCAGAAAAGCAAGATATGGTAACTGTACCAGTTCATAGTCCAGATGGAATGCCAGTAGGGTTTGTTGGAAGATCGATTGATGGAAAAGAATTTAAGAATACTCCTGGACTACCAAAAGCAAAAACCTTGTTTAATTTACATAGAGTAAAGACAGCAGACAGAGTATATGTTGTAGAATCATCCTTTGACGCTATAAGGCTTGACCAGATTGGTTTCCCAGCAATAGCAACTCTTGGGGCAAATGTCTCAAACATACAAATAGAATTGCTTCAAAAATATTTCAATAACATTATTGTTATTGCTGATAATGATGAGGCGGGAGGAAATATGAAGACTAAGATAATTGAAAAACTTGGTTCTCGTGTTTCTGTTATTAAATTAGATAAACAATATAAAGACATAGGCGACATGGCTGATGAAGACATAAAGGGTTTAGACTTCCAGTTTGACAAATCTATACAGTCTATGCTAAACTAATATAACAAACAAAGGAGAAATATATGAGCGTAATTAAGGGATTAAAAGATATCAACGCCCTGCTCGAAAAACCAAAGTACGAAGGAACAGGCCAAAAGGTTCGTTGGGTAAAACTATCTGATGGACAATCAGGAAAGATTCGATTTGTAGAAGAACTAGATCAAGACTCAGCAAACTATGCAGAGGCCCGTGGCCTTTCTGTGGTGGTTTCAGAGCATACAAATCCAAAGGACTACAAGCGCAAGGCAGCATGCACAATTGATTCAGAAGGACGATGCTTCGGTTGCGAGATGGCACGTAAGGAACCAAAGTCAGGTTGGAGAGCACGTTTGCGCTTCTACTGTAACGTTCTAATGAACGATGGGCTAGAAGATCCATACATTGCTGTTTGGTCACAAGGAATTTCTAAGCAGTCAGCATTTAACAATATCCGTGAATATGCACTTGACACAGGTAGCATTTCAAACCTTGAGTGGAAGTTAAAGCGTAATGGTCAGGGAACTGAAACCAACTACACACTTCTACCATCAAAGCCAGATTCAGAACCATTCGCATGGGATGGCTTTGAATTCTTCAACCTAGAAAAGGTTGTTCGTGAGGTTCCATATCCAGAGCAAGAAGCATTCTACTTTGGATTTGACACACCTTCTGTTACCAGCACCAACATCGACTGGTAATAGATGTCTTACGTAGGCTTACACGTACATACTCACTACTCGTTATTTGACGGGATTGCTACTCCAGAAGAATACATTGACCGTGCAGTTGAGTTAGGGATGCCAGCAATTGCCATCACTGACCACGGTACTTTATCTGGGCATAGGGAACTGCACCGTATTGCAAAAGCAAAGGGTATTAAGCCTATACTTGGCGTAGAAGGCTATATGTGTAAAGATAGATTTGATACTAGAGATAAGTCTGAACGAGATGGAGATCTAGATTTAGTCTACAACCATATAGTACTTCTCGCCAAGAACCAAATTGGTTTAGAGAATTTAAATAAGATCAGCGAGATATCTTGGACAGAAGGATACTTTAAGAAGCCAAGGTTTGACTTTGAAATACTTGAAAAATATTCTGAAGGCATTATTGTAACATCTGCATGCCCAAGTAGCGTATTAGTTAAGGCACTTGAAAATAACGAATTTGCTATAGCAAAAGATTATATTGCATGGTTTAAGCGTGTATTTAATGATGACTACTATGTTGAGGTAATGCCACATAATACTGCAGAAATAAACAAGCAGTTGATTGCCTTGGCAGATGAGTATGAAGTAAAGGTTGTTGTAACACCAGACTGCCATCACAGCCACACAGATCAAAAAGAAATTCAAGAATTTAAATTACTTCTTAATACACATGTAAAGATTGACAAAGAGCATACATTTGAAAAGTCAAAAAAGCAAACAGACATGATGAAGCGTTTAGACTATCTTTATGGCGAAGATCGACAGATTACATTTAATAAATTTGACATTCATCTACTTTCATATGAAGAGATGAAATCTGCAATGGAGGCTCAAGGCATTGATCGTCCAGACATTTATTCAAACACTTTAGATATTGCAGAAAAAGTGGGGGACTATGGAATTCAAGAAGGACTAGATCTTCTACCAGCACAATACAAGAATCCAGATAAAGAGTTAAAGGAGTTATCCCTTGCTGGTCTTATGGAAAGAGGCCTGTCAGAAAACCAAGAGTATCTTGATAGACTTGAAGAAGAGTTGCAGATTATTAAAGATAAAAAGTTTGCCCCATACTTCCTTGTTGTAAGCAACATGATCAACTGGGCAAAGAAAGAAGACATTATGGTCGGTCCAGGCCGTGGATCTTCTGCTGGCTCGCTTGTCTGCTATGCACTAAAGATTACAGACATTGACCCTATTGAGCATAAACTTTTGTTCTTTCGTTTTATTAATCCAGATCGTAACGACTTTCCTGATATTGATACAGATATTCAAGATACCCGTCGTGAAGAAGTAAAAGATTATCTTGTTAGACAGTATCGACATGTTGCATCTATTGCTACCTTCCTTGAGTTTACAGGAAAGGGAATTGTTAGAGATGTTTCAAGAGTCCTTAACATTCCGCTATCAGATGTTAACAAGGTTTTAAAGACAGTAGATTCATGGGACGATTACTGTACTTCAAAATCAACCAGAGAATTTCGTGAGAAGTATCCAGAAGTAGAGATCTATGGAGAACAACTTCGTGGTCGCATTCGTGGTACAGGAATTCACGCAGCAGGTGTGGTAACAAGCAAAGAACCAATCTTTAGATTTGCACCACTTGAAACAAGATCTTCTACTGGCTCCGATGAAAGAATCCCAGTAGTTGGTGTTGACATGGAAGAGGCTGAAAGAATTGGCCTAATTAAGATTGATGCTTTGGGTCTTAAAACTTTGTCAGTTCTTAAGAACACAATTGATATAATTAAAGAACGAGATGGAAAAAAGATTGACCTTCTTAAGATTAAGATGGACGATGCAAATGTTTATCAGATGCTATCTGATGGATACACAAAAGGTGTGTTCCAGTGTGAAGCAGCACCATATACAAACCTTATTGTTAAGATGGGCGTTAAAAACTTAAACGAACTTGCAGCATCAAATGCTCTTGTTCGTCCAGGAGCAATGAACACTATTGGAAAAGATTATGTTGATCGTAAACATGGTCGTCAAAATATATCTTACACACACCAAGTGTTAAAAGAATTTACGGAGGACACTTATGGCTGTATTCTTTACCAGGAACAAGTTATGCAAGCATGCGTACACCTTGGCGGTATGTCCATGTCGGAAGCAGATAAGGTTAGAAAGATCATTGGAAAGAAAAAAGATGCTAAAGAATTTGATCAGTTTAAAGAGAAGTTCGTAGAAGGTGCATCTAAGTTTATTTCTCCTAACGCTGCTCGTGATCTATGGCATGACTTTGAGGCTCACGCAGGGTACTCGTTTAATAAGTCTCACGCAGTAGCATATTCAACTCTGTCATATTGGACAGCATGGCTAAAGTATTATTACCCACTTGAGTTTATGTACTCAGTCTTAAAAAATGAAAAGGACAAAGATGCTAGAACTGAATATCTTATTGAAGCAAAAAGAATGGGCATTAGCGTTAAGTTACCTCACATTAACGATTCGGATATCGATTTTAAAATTGAGGGTAAAGGCATTCGGTTTGGACTCAGTGCTATCAAGTTCATATCTGACAAAATTGGTGAACGATACATATCAGCACGACCATTTAATTCATACAAAGAACTTGAAGAGTTTACATTTACCAAGGGTAACGGAGTAAACAGCCGTGCACTACAAGCGCTAAGAGTAACTGGCGCAGCAACCTTTAATGATAATCCTAGAAATGATCAGGAGATTAAAGAGAATCTATATGAGTACTTAAACCTTCCAGAGTTTAATATCACAATACCTTCTCATTACTATGCTTTCATTCAGGATATTGTTGACTTTGAAGAAAAAGGATCATACATATTTATGGGTATGGTAAAATCAATTAAGCGAGGAACAGGATGGTCAAGAGTTGAAGTTTTGGACAAAACTGGCAGTGTCGGTATATTTGACGATGAAAATACAACTATTGAGACGGGTCGTTCTTATCTTGTCTTGTGTAATGATAACAGGATTGTTTCTTTCATACCTTCAGATGAAATAAAAGAATCATCACATGCTCTTGTAAAGTTCTTAAGTTATAAGCAGTTGCCGTATAAGGATGATGAAATGTTTGTTGTTTCATTTAAACCAAGGATTACAAAGACTGGAAAGAAGATGGCATCTCTTACACTTGCAGACACAGGTAGAGACCTGCATTCTATTACAGTATTCCCTACATCCTTTGCAAAAGCGTATATGAATATTGAAGAAGGAAAATCTTACAAGTTTGATTTTGGAAAAACAAAAGACGGAACAGTCACATTGGAGGATGTACATGTCGGTTAGTATAGAAGAAGCATTAGCACAACTCGATCCTAAGTTGAGAAAAAAATTAGGTAGTGGAGTAGGGGTTAACTACGAGTACCAGCCTACCCCTAGTTATGGATTAAACCGTGCCCTGGGTGGGGGTCTTCCTTATGGTAGACAAGTTCTTATCTGGGGCTCAAAGTCCTCTGCAAAGTCCTCTATGTGCCTTCAGATGATTGCTCTGGCTCAGGCAGAGGGCAAACTCTGTGCATGGATTGACTCAGAAATGTCATACTCAGAAGACTGGGCTAGAACTCTTGGGGTAGATCCAGAAAAACTAATCTACTCACAAGCAAGAACTATTAGTGACATGGTAGACGTAGGCGTCGGATTAATGAATGCAGGAGTTGATCTAATCGTGGTAGACTCTATTACATCAATGCTTCCAGCAATCTATTTTGAAAAAGATACAGATGAAATGAAAGCACTAGAAAATACTAAGCAGATTGGAGCAGAGTCCCGTGACTTTAGCAACGCATGGAAAATGCTTAATTATGCTAACAACAAAGTTAAGCCTACTCTTCTTGTTCTCATTAGTCAGTCTCGCAATAATATTAACGCTATGTATACTAGCCAGCAGCCTTCTGGTGGTCAGGCTACTAAGTTTTATTCTTCTTGCATTGTTAAACTATTTAGTTCCGAATCAGACAATCAAGCGATTAAAGGAAAGATTAAGGTAGGAGATAAATTAATTGAAGAAAAAATTGGAAGAACTATTCGATGGGAACTACAGTTCTCCAAAACCTCTCCAGGGTTCCAATCTGGTGAGTATGATTTTTATTTTAGAGGTGACGATATTGGTCTTGATACCATCGGTGACCTGGTTACTACTGCTGAACTAAACGGCATTGTAGAACGCACAGGTGCTTGGTACATCCTTCCAGACGGCTCAAAAGTCCAGGGTAAAGAAGCATTCGTTAATCGTGTTAGAGAGGATCTTGACTTGCAAGAATCAATTAAGTCAAAACTAAATGGCTAGTTATACTGTTTATCATGGTCAGTGGGTTTGTCATACATGCAAAACTATAGTACCAACATTAAGATGTTATGCTGAAACAAAAACATTAACTTGGATGTGCAAAGAAAAACATTTAACAACAGTATATCTTGGACGAAGAAAAAAGAAGGATTTTGATGACGGAGAAGAGTGAGTCTAAAAGGATTGGTGCTAAGCAGCACAAGAACTCTGGTCGAAATACACAAAAGGGAGATGCTTCCTGGAATAACTTTGTTGTAGACTTTAAAGAAGTTGGAAAGTCTTTTACATTAAATAAAGAGGTTTGGGCAAAGGCTACTACCGATGCCATGAAGAATGGGAAGGACCCAGCCATAGTAGTCGTAATGGGCGAAGGTAACTCCAAAGTAAGACTTGCTATAATTGAGATGAGCATATTAGAAGATCTAGTGGAGGAATAATGGAACAACAACAAACAACGATAGAGATGGTTAATGGTTTGGCAGAGATTGCAGACTATATGCAGGATGAGGAATTAACAACTGCCTTGACCTTTATTGCTAAGATTATTATAAAGCCAGATATTCCTTTGAATGTGGCTCACATAGAGATTGTAAGGCTTCAGGCAATTGCAGCAAAGATGGCCTTTAAGGCAACCTGGATGGCCAATGTTGATAAGTCAGATCGTGGAAAGAAGAATCTTTATTATACGGCAGCAGAGTCGTTAAATAACTTGGTGTCTGCACTAAAGTACATAACCCGATAATCTGCTATACTTATACTAATAGAAACGAGCATAAAAAATGACAAAAAGTTTATTACAGCAGATTATGGTTAAGCAGGAAAAACCACCAGTACACGCAATAGATGTTGCTGGTTTGACTGAAAAAATTCAGTCTGGTTATACTGTTAATCGTATTGACAAGCAGACACAGAAGAAGACTTTTGCACCATCTACAATTGCCTACGGGCATGGAGAGTGTCCAAGATATTGGTACCTTGCTTTTGACGGACAGATGTTTGAAGATGATGCAACACCATATAGCGCAGCCAATATGACCGCTGGAACTAAATCTCACGAAAGAATTCAAGAAGCAATGAAAAATGTTCCAGACTTCCTTGTGGATTCTGAATTTAAGATTACAAATAACGATCCACCAATCTTTGGCTATGGAGATGTTATGGTTAATTGGCAGGGAGAAGAACTCCTTGGCGAAATTAAAACAATGATGAATGAAGGTTTTGAGTATCGCAAGGCACATAACAAGCCTAAGAGTGGTCACCTTGTTCAGTTGTTAATCTATATGAAGATTCTTAAGAAAGCAAAGGCAGTTCTTATTTATGAAAATAAGAACAACCACGAGTTGCTTATACTTCCAGTAGAAGTAAATGATTATTATCGTCGGTGGGTAGACCAGACGTTTGAATGGATGAGATCAGTTCGTAAGGCTTGGGTCGATAGAACCCTTCCTGAAAAGAACTATCGCTCAAATTCAAAAATTTGCAAATCATGTCCTATTAAAAAGGCTTGTGCAGATGCTGGTAAGGGAGACTTTAAATTAAAGTCTTTGGAGCCGTTAGATGAAACACTGTAGTTGGTGTGATACTCAATTTACTACTGATATAAGTTATCAGATTTATTGCTCTCCCAATTGTAGGGAAGAAGCAACAAAACAAAAAATTGCACAAAGGTATGTAGTTACAAGAAGACAAAAAAGAAAAGGAAAGACTAGGCTTTGCAAGCAATGTAATGTAAGTCTTTCAATATATAACGATGACGTTATCTGTGCTTCTTGTAACATAAATCCATCAAGTGTTGAAAAAGCATTAAAAGAAATAAGGAGCAAGAGCAATGGTAAAAAATAAATGGGGATACAACATCAATCCAACAACCATTTGTGCTATAGACGCTAGTACTAATAGCCTTGCTTTTGCTTTGTTTGATACAAAAGAAAAAGCACTACAGTCTGTTGGCAAGATTAACTTTGAAGGAAGTAATACATATGAGAAGGTTATGGATGCTGGGAAAAAAGTAAAGTCTTTCTTTGATATCTATAATGGATTTGAAGCAATTGTTATTGAGCACACTGTATTTATGAATAGTCCTAAGACTGCTGCAGACCTTGCGTTAGTGCAGGGTGCAATTCTTGGGTCAGCAGGTCAATCAGGAACAACTATGATTGGTAGAGTATCTCCTATTACGTGGCAAAACTATATGGGAAATAAAAAAATATCAAAAGATGAACAGTTATTTATTAGATCTCAGAATCCTGGAAAGTCTGTTTCTTGGTATAAATCATATGAAAGAAACCTTAGAAAAGAAAGAACTATAAAATTTATTAATACTATCTATGATAGAACCATTACTGATAACGATGTTGCAGATGCTTGTGGAATAGGCCATTGGGCAATTGGAAACTTAGAGAAGGCGTTTGAATAGTATGAACATTAAAACAGAAGAAATGATAAGTCATTTACTCTTACAGAATGCATTAGAGATATATAGTATTGACAATAACACTGGAGAGATGTTATACTCAATTACAGACAAACTAAAAGAAGTTAGTCCACAACTTTATGCACAACTAAAAAAACAATATGAGGACCACATGTTTAAATTAATAGATGAAGGCCCAAAGACTATGAACTGGAAAATAACAATATAATGGCTACAAAACTATATTCTAGTGAGTTGTGGCTCAAGAAGCGATTCCTTGTTGATAAAAAAACTCCTCAAGATATTGCTAAAGAGTGTGGAGTGAGCGTAGAAACAATCTATGTTTATCTTGCTAAGTTTGGATTAAGGAAGTCGAAACGATGAATAAAATTGAAAAAGCATTGGTAGCACTTGCTGTAGCAGGTGCAGTTGGTTTTAGTTTTGCATTTGCTTTACTAAAAGGAATTCCAGAAACGTTTGATTGGGAACTTGATGAAGAGGAAAACTATGAGTGAAGAAACACAGTTTACTATTGGCCAGGTCTGTGATGAGATAAAGTCAATGCTTATTGCAAAAAACAAGTCTTATGGAGATTCAGCGCTTAACCCCGTTAGAATTTTTGCTACCTCTGACAATGTTGAACAACTACATGTTCGCATTGATGATAAACTTTCTAGGATTTCAAGAGGTGGATCCTTTGTTGGTGACAACGATATTGATGACCTGATTGGCTATTTAATCTTGCTAAAAATTGCACGGGAGTTAAATAATGTCAACTGAAGAAGACCTAGTAAAGCACCTTGATCAAGTAAATAATGTTGTTGAAGAATACTTAAAAGGTAGTGACCCAACAGTAATTTCAAAACAACTAGACATTCCAAGACAAAGGGTTGTCGCATATATTGATGAGTGGAAGGTTAGTGCATCCAACAATGCTATGATCCGTGCTCGTGCAAAAGAGGCTTTATCTGGAGCAGACGCACACTACAGCAAACTTATATCAAAGTCCTACGAGGTTATTGATGAAGCATCAATGACAAATAACCTTAGTGCTAAAACTGCTGCTATTAAACTTGTTATGGATATTGAGTCTAAGCGTATTGACATGCTGCAAAAGGCTGGACTACTTGAGAACAAAGAACTTGCAGATGAAATGCTAGAAATTGAAAATAGACAAGAAGTTCTTGTTGGGATACTTAGAGATATAGCCTCATCACATCCAGAAGTTCGTGATTTAATTATGCGTAAATTGTCCATGATATCAAAAGAGAATGAAGTTATAACGGTAATCGCAGATGTATGATGAATTCTTAGAGGTACTCAAAGACAATAACTTTAGAGAAACCCCTGTCGATGCAAGAACATTTGTTGAAGGTGAAAATTTCTTAGGTCAGCCACCGCTATCACAAATACAGTATGACATTGTTGAAGCAATGAGCCAAATATATAAACAAGAGGACTTGATCGATCTTCTTGGTGATGAAGAGGGCAGAAGATATTATAAAAAATACACTAAGAATGAGATTATCCTGCAACTTGGCAAGGGATCTGGAAAAGACTTCGTATCAACAGTAGCATGTGCATATATTGTATATAAACTTCTGTGCCTTAAAGACCCTGCAAGATATTTTGGTAAGCCATCTGGAGATGCTATTGACCTAATTAACGTTGCTATTAACGCACAACAAGCAAAAAATGTTTTCTTTAAAGGTTTTAAAACAAAGATAGAAAAATCTCCATGGTTTGCTGGAAAGTATAATCCAAAAGCAGAAAGCATTGAGTTTGATAATGCTATTACTGTTTACTCTGGTCACTCAGAAAGAGAATCACACGAAGGTTTGAACCTTATACTTGCAGTACTCGATGAAATTTCTGGTTTTGCACAAGAGGTTGGCACAGGAAATGATCAAGGAAAGACTGCAGACAATATCTACAAAGCCTTCCGTGCCTCTGTAGATTCTCGTTTCCCTGATCTTGGCAAAGTTGCTTTGCTTTCATTCCCCCGTTTTCCAGGAGACTTTATTTCACAAAGATACGATGCAGTTATTATGGAAAAAGAAGTAGTATCTAAAGAACACACTTTTATAATGAATGAAGATTTACCAGAAGATTCCGATGGGAACAAGTTGATAATTAACTGGGATGAAGAGAATATAATTTCTTATAAGTATCCAGGTGTATTTGCCCTGAAGCGTCCAACCTGGGTAGTTAATCCGACAAGAAAAATTGATGATTTTAAGTTAGCATTTTATACAGATCTTGGAGATGCAATGCAGAGATTTGCCTGTGTTCCAACTTACTCTACAGATGCATTCTTTAAACAAACAGAAAAAGTAAGAGCATGCATGACTACAAGAAACCCAATAGATTCACACAAAAGATTTGATGAAACATTTAAACCAGACCCAACAAAAAAATATTATGTGCATGCCGACTTAGCACAAAAACATGACAAGTGTGCAATTGCAATCGCCCACGTAGAAAAATGGGTAAATATTCAGGTAATTAAAGATTATCAGCAAGTGGCACCAGTAGTAATTGTAGATGCAGTAGTCTATTGGGAGCCAAAGACAGAAGGCCCAGTAAACCTTTCAGAGGTAAAGTTATGGATTCAAAACTTAAGAAGACAAGGGTTTGATATTGGAATGGTTTCCTTTGACCGTTGGCAGTCTTTTGATATTCAAAACGAATTAAAGCAAGTAGGAATGAGAACTGAGACTGTCTCTGTTGCAAAAAAGCATTACGAGGATATGGCAATGTTAATGTACGAGGAGAGACTGGTAATGCCTGCAATAGAACTTCTCTTTCAAGAGTTAACAGAGTTAAAGATTATGAAAAATAACAGAGTTGACCACCCAAGAAAATCCTCTAAGGACTTAGCGGATGCTGTGTGTGGAGCAATATTTGGGGCAATATCACATACCCCAAAAAATATGGATGAGGAGGTTGAGATTCATACATTTAGGGATAGACCTAGATCAGGACTTGACTCGCAGCCAGGAAACGTGATACAATTAAAGCCTATGCCAGATGATGTAAAAGATTATTTGGATAGATTCAATCTATTATAAAAGAAAAGGAATAAATTAAATGAACTCATTTAAGAAAATCGCACTAGCCATGGTTGCAGCCATGACTTTGGGCACAATCGTAGCAACACCTGCAAGTGCTGCTGTAATGTCAGTCGCTGTATCACTAGACACTGTAGCAAACACTACAGCATCTTCGATCTCAACGCCTGCATCATTGCCAGTCCCAGCAGACAACTCAGTTGACGCTGCTGACGCACTTAAGTTCGTCGCAACTGTTGACACAGGAACAACTGTTTCTGTAGTAGCAACAAACGCAACAATCGTGTCTGCACTACACACATCTGCTGCACCAGTAGGAGCATCTTCAGGTTCTTCAACCTTGACAATTGCAACTGGTACAGGAACAACTGCAACATTCTGGGTATACACAAAGACCACAGCAATTGGAACAGTAACAGTTACCAATCAGGGAACTACATTTACATACTATGTACAGGGAACTGCTGGCAAGATTAATAACCTTACACTATCAGCACCTGCATCAGGCGCTGCTGGAACAAAGCAGGACATCACAGTAACTGCAACAGACGCATTTGGAAACAAGGTATCTGGTAAGTCAATTACTGCAACCGTATTTGCTTCAACAGCAGTTATGGATACAGCAACAGTAACAACTGGCGCTACACTTTCAGATTTTGGAGTTGCAAAGTTTACTGCAACACTTCCAACAACTGGAACACGATCACTAATTACATTTGCTCCAACAACATCAACAGATGCAGTTGCAGCAGCAGTAGTTGGTTTGACTGCTCCAACACTTGCACCATTTGCAGAGATCGCAGTTCGTGATCTAGCAACAGAACTTTCTGCACAGGTAGCAGCAAAGGATGCAGCACTTGCTGCAAAGGCTGCTTCAGATGCTGCACTTGTTAAGGCAACAGCAGAGCACACTGCTCTAATTGCTGCTGAGAAGGCTGCTTCTGCAAAGGCACTTGCTGATGCAAAGACTGCACACGATGCAGTTGTAGTTGCTAAGGATGCACAGATTGCAAAGTTGACTGCAGATAATGCAGCAGCAGTTAAGTCAATCAAGGATGCTTTCAATGCACTTGCAAAGAAGTGGAATGCAAAGAATCCAAAGGCAAAGGTTACTCTAGTTAAGTAATTAGTCCAACATTTAAGGGGTTACCAATTACGGTAGCCCCTTTTTTGTGCAATAAAATGGTATAATCATCCTATCAGACATCAGTCTGCAAGGGGGAAAGGCAATTAAAAAACTAATACGAATAGCAGCAGCCACACTATTAGCATTTGGCTGGCTTCTTATGTCCCCAGAAGGTGCACACTCTGATGACCCCCTCACAGTTGCAGCACAAGAAATACAAGATCTTAACGATAGCATTGACGACCTTGGTTACAAAGATAAATTTATATCCCTAATTGAAGAGGCAGAAGATAAGTACACCCTTGCGGTATCTGCACAATCAACTCAGTCTCAAACCTCTGACCTATATGACAACTCCCTTGATCTAAAAGCAACGGCACTTGAAGAAAAAGACTTAGCCCAATCAGCAGTAGACGGACAAACTGTTACAGTAGCCACTGCCCTAACTAATAAAAATAATGCCTACGATGCTCTTGGTGTAGCCAATATTAATTTATCAACTGCTCAGCAAGCATTAAACAATAACAATTCATCAGGACCTGGTTTAAGATATGATGTTTATAGCCTGATCAGGGTAAATGGTCAAGCAGCCACAGACCAATTCTTATGTAGTGGAATATTTGGGGAATATGGTGAAAACTCTATGCAGCGTCCAGTGTGTGGTAATAGATATGAAAACTTTATAGTTAAATTTACTGGACAAATAACAGTACCTTCATGGTTTACATCAACAAAATTTGCAGGTTATACAGACGATGGTTTTAGGATGTATATTGACGGAGCATTGGCCATTGACAACTGGGTAGAGCAAGGAGCAACTTGGAGTCAATACTCTCCAATATATAATGTAACTACAGATAAAACATTTGATGTAGAAATTTGGTGGTATAACGGTGGGGGAGTAGGATCTTATCACCTTGGCTGGGGAATACCATATGATTCATCTGGAAGTTTAGGTTGGACTGGTGTAGGTTGCGACTATGCTGGAAATCCAAGAGTGTGGGGAGAAAATTTTAGTTGTAGTTTAAACACATTGTCCCATGGATCTGTAGCAACACAAGAACAAACCAATGCCTACAACAACGCCCTTTCTGCAAAAAACTCAGCACAGAATGTATACAATGATAAATTAAATATTTATAACCAAGCAGTCTCAACATTAAATGGTTACAATCAAACCTTAACTAATAAAACAAATGAATATAACAACTCAGTTTTAAATGTTGCAACGGCACTCCAAAATAAAAACAATGCTATTAGCGCATATAATCAAGCAATTAATTATCTTAACAACTACATTGATAACGCATGGCGTTACTATGATGAGCAGTCACAAAGAGAAATTCAAAGAGCAATTGCTCAAG